CCCACAACCCTGATGCGACCATTATCCAGGTCACAGACGGCTATACGCCTGTCGTGCCTGGCGTCTCGAGGGCGTTCGTTACCCAAGGCAATCGGCAGTACCTGATGCAATGGCGCACCAATGCGTTCGCCGAACTTGGCCTGGTCGAGCCGGCGTTCTACATGGACACCGACATGATCGTGCGTCACCCGCTCAACGCCGAGGCGATCCTTGAGGGGGCGGTTGCTATGACCCGGCGCGAATTCAACCGTGAGATGGTTTTTAATCCGCGGCAGCGAGGCCAGGACTTCAGCGAATACACCGGCAAGACCCTTGATGAGATTTATCCCTACGTCGGTTGCTGCACGATTACGGCAGATTGGGGCGTGTGGGCGGATCTGGCCGAGATGTATAACGTCCTGCCGGATAAGTTTCGCGTGTGGTACGGCGACCAGGAAGTGCTGCGGGAGTACGCCAAGCGTGTCCCTGTCCAACACCTCCCAGAATCGTACTATGCCTGCCTGCCGGAGTTTCTCGAGCAACACCCTGACCCTGCCATTGTCCATTACAAAGGCGCCCGTAAGGCTTTAATGCTCAACGGAGCTGCTCCGGCTTAATTGCAGCCAGGTATCGCTCCATTAGCTCGCGCACCGTAGTCTCGGGATCTCGAGCAACGTAAAACTCCCCGCGGGGTTCAAACACTTGCCGGAACCGCTCCTGGCTCGGGCGTAACTTTCCTTTTTCGACTTTGATTTCGACCCAGCAAGTCCAAGGCACCCCGTCCGGCAGCAACCTGACGACGAGCCGATCGGGAACGCCGCCGTTTGAGGCGAAGTCTAGGACGTCGAATCCGGCTAGGGACAGCGCCTGGCCAATGACTCCATCGTTCGCGTCTCTCCTGGCTCGGTATCTCATCTCGAGCCTCGTTGATGCAGCGACCCAGCCAGATAATCCACCATGTCCTATTTCCCCGTTTTAATGCCGGCACGTTCACGCAGTCTCTCCACAGCTCGTTCACCCCACAACTGGCGCACCAGGCCAATTACATCTCGATCCGACAGCACAGCAGCCGGGCCAACCTCACGGATCAGCTCTGCCACTCGGTCTTTATTGACCTCAATGCCTCGAGCAAGTTGGGCGTCGTAGAAGCGTAAACGGTTTAGCGGAGATTGTTGTACGAGTTCATTCCACACCGCGGCATTACGGTGGATGTGATGTTCTAGGTTGTGACTAGGTTTAGGTTCTTCTGATTTAGTTTTAGTCGGAAAATACTGGTGTAAATCACCCATATACATAACCTCTCTATGGTTTAGAACTGATGACTGATGGTGAACTCTGCACGGTTGAGACGGATTACGCCTAACGTGGATCGTGCAGAGATTAGATGACTGACGGAGCCACCCTGCTGTCGGCTACTTTTCACCGGATTGCTCCGGTTGCCATTTGCGCTTCCCGACGATACGCCGCGCACCTAGAGGCTGGCTGCCCCGATCTAGGTTTAAGGTGGCTCTGTGCGTTGTTTCCCCGACCAGAGTACCCGAGCGAATGACGTAGGGGCTTGTTGACAGGCTAGTTAACGCTGTTAAACTGCCTCTACGCCGAACTGCAACCCGAGCGTACAGGCTTCCCGAAAGCCGCGTCAAGCCCCCGAAAGGGGGTTTTTCGTTTCTAGCGTCCATCAACGTCCTTTAGGCGGCTTTATAGCCCCGGCTTTAATCTGCCACAGCCTGGCCGCAGGGATCGCCCCTGCTTTCACCCATTGGCTGACAGCGCCTTTGGTTACCCCAAGTGCCAGGGCCACAGCCTGCTGGCTACCGTATCGTTTGATGAGCTTTTGAATGTCCATGCTCGGCAGTCTATCCGTCTAAACTTTTTTTGCCTAGGGTGTTGACAGGATTGTTTAGGTTGCTAAACTTCTCACCGTCGATTAACACAACGCATCCACAAATAGGAGCAACGACATGACTTTAACGGCGCTAGAAACCACCATCCTCACCGCCTTGCGTAACGAAGCAGAAGGCATGAACGACAACGGTTGGGTGTCGGTTTATTTAGACAACGCTCGCCCGGACGATGTTTCTGCCCATCAATTTGCGGCAATACTTGGCAACCTCAAACAAAAAGGTTTGTACCGCTCACAGGGCGATGATTTTTTCGGCCTAGTTTTTATCGGGGAGGCGGCGTAAGCCGCCCCTTTTCCACAGAGAGGAATATATGAAAGCTCAACAAGCCAAAATGCTGGCCTCACAATCGGCCATGTATATGCACTACAGCCACAGCCACCAGCTCTGGCATCTGTACCACCTCGAAAACCTTAACCGCCCGGCTGAATACATCAGCCCCCGGCAGTTGCGCGAGTTTACGATCCCCGAGTTCCAGCGCCTGATTAAGCTGGTGCGAGGTGGCGTATGAACATGGAAGCTGACCTGGCTTATGCCGTCGAGCGCCTGATCCAGATGATCCTGCGCCTCGATCCTCAATGCCACCAGGCCGAGCTGTTGGCCGCGGGTCGCCTGCTGATGCAGTACGAGCAGGCCCGTCGAAATCAATCACAAGCTGCTTGACACACCCGTTTAGATTGCTAAACTACAAACCGTTGACATACACAACAGGAGCAACAGATATGCGTAACAACAACCTTTTCCTAGCTTACGGCGTCCTTTACGCCCTCGGTAACAAGTTCGAGGTGCGCGTCGAATACGGCCAGGATCTCGAGGGTTTTGTCAGCCTTGAGGGTGCCGACATTATCGGTATCTATCTTGACGGCGATAAGAAGCCCACCACCCTTAATCATGACATCCAGGTTGACCTGGATTGCATTTCCGACGATCAACTCGAAACGCTGCGCGAAATCGCCGAGCAGGACGCCGAGCAAAGCGGCCCGTGGGATGACGGACGATGAACCGCTCACCCTGGCCGCAATTTATCGGTCTGATCATTTTGTTTGCACTTGCCGCCATTAACGACCCTTGTGGCGACGGCGGCTGCACCCCACAAGAGGAGCGCGCAGCTCATGCACGATGACGATATGACCTGGTGGCATCAACAGGATCTCGAGATGCAACAGCGAGAGGAAGAAGAACGTATTGAAGCCTGTAATAAGGCAATAGACGAGCTAAAGGAGAACAACGATGAAGGTATATGAAAAGATTGCGGCAGTTACCGCCGAGCTGTCCAAAATCGGAATCAGTAAAGAAAGCAAAAATCATTCGCAGGGTTATGCTTTTCGCGGTATTGACCAGGTTTATGGTGCGCTGTCGCCGTTGCTGTCAAAGCACGGCCTTTGCATCCTGCCGCGCGTTAAGGATCGGCAAGTTATCGAGCGTCAGAATCGAGCAGGCACGGCGCTGTTCTACGTCACGCTGACTGTAGAGTTTGACTTCGTATCCGCCGAGGATGCCAGCAAGCACACCGTGGTCACAATCGGTGAGGCGATGGACTCGGGCGACAAGGCCAGCAATAAGGCCATGTCTGCGGCTTACAAGTACGCCGCCTTTCAAGCGTTCTGCATCCCGACCGAGGGCGATAATGACGCTGACGCCCAGACGCATGAGGTGGCTGCCAAACCCGCCTTTACGAATGATCCTCGAGGCGATCTAGGCAAAGAATTTGACCCAGCGCGCCGTGACGAGCTTGTGAAAGAGTTTCGCGCGGCGTTTGACCTAGACGCCGAGGAGAAAGACATCGCCCTGGCGGTGCTGGCCGTCCATGAGCGCGTCAATTCCGACCACGACCTGTATATCGCCGTTGCCGACGCCATGACGGCCAAGGAACGGTCAGCCATCAAGAAATACATTCAAATAGCAAAGGAGCAAAACCGTGCCTGATTATGACCCGAACCAAAAAGGCGTTCTGTTCAAAAACAACGCCAAAGGTGACAACCCGAAGCGCCCCGACTACCGCGGCTCATGCGTGATTGACAACGTAGATTTCAACATCTCCGCGTGGATCAAGACGAGCCAGAAAAGCGGCGATCGGTACATGAGCTTGAAGTTTGAGCCAAAGGGCGAAGGCAAACTTTCCCGCGGTGGCGAGCCGCAGCGCCAGGCCACCAAGAAGCCAGAAATCAACGAGGGGAATTGGGATGACCTGGACACCCCTTTCTGATCTGCGGGTGTTTGTCGGGTGGGATAGCCGCGAGGACATCGCCTATCAGGTGTGTCGCAAGTCAATCTTGCGTCACGCCTCCATCCCGGTGGACATCCAGCCGATCAAACAGTCAGAGCTTCGTGAACATAATCTTTACTGGCGGGAGTTTGATCCGTTCTCGTCTACCGAGTTTAGTTTCACGCGGTTCCTGACGCCGTATCTCGCCGGATACAACGGGTGGGCCGTTTTCGTTGATTGTGATTTTTTGTTTCGCGGCGACATCGCCGGGATATTGGATTACGTTGACGGAGCCAAGGCGGCCTTTCTTGTAAAACACGATTATCGGCCGACCGAAACCACGAAGATGGATGGTCAGGTACAAACTGTTTATCCCCGTAAAAACTGGTCGTCGTTTATGTTTATCAACTGCGGGCATGAGCAAGTCAAGGCTCTGACGCCCGAGGTGGTGAACCGTCGATCGGGAATGTATCTGCACCGCTTTGAGTGGCTGTCCGACGATGTTATCGGTGAGCTGCCCATTAGCTGGAACTATCTCGAGGGCTGGCATACCCGCGACCAATGCCCGAACCCGATCGCCGTGCATTTCACCCGCGGTGGCCCCTGGTTCAAGGATTGGCAGGATGTCGAGTATGGCCGCGAGTGGCTTGAGGCCAGCCGGTGAAGCGGATCTTCCCCAAGGGAACCACAGAGCCGCAGATGGTGGCAGCGGTGGCGCGCATGGTGCAGGGGCTTGACCCTGCCCGTGTGTGGTCTATTGAAGTAACCGAGTGGAAAAAACCGAAAACCAATCAGCAGTCGCGGTATCTCTTTGGAGTGGTCTATCCCATGATCATGGAGGCGGCGGGCGAGAGCTTAAGAGGCTTCACTCGAGACGATCTACACGACTTTTTCTTGGGGGAGATCTGGGGGTGGGAGACGATAGAAGGGTTTGGCAGAAAGCGTCTGCGGCCCTTAAAACGAACATCCCGCATGACCAAGCAAGAATTCACCGAGTACCTGTACGGCATTGAGAACAAGTGCATTGAGATGGGAATTGGCCCGTTACCCGAGCCGATTCACGTTGAGAATTAACAATGCCCTTCTCCATCATCGTGCCGCGATTCGTTATTGATGAAAGCTGGCGGTTTACCAAGAAAATTAAGATGGGACACCGCAACGATGGGAGCGATGGCAACGCAGAACAACAGCTCGTTGGGGTGATCGGCCAAAACATGGTCAACCTGGCGCTGTGCAAACCCTTGATGGAACATGACACCGGGTTTGATGGTGGCGTGGACTTTGAGGCTTTTGGGATGCGGTTTGACGTTAAGACGATGGGCCGCACTAGCGAGCCAAAGCCGAGTTACGTCAACAACCTGTTGCGATCACAGATCAAATTCAACTGTGATGCGTACCTGTTTTTGAGCTTCAACAAAACTAACAGCGAGCTGACGTTCTGCGGATGGATCACCAAGGAATCGTTCCTATACCGCGCTACGGTGTACCACAAAGACACGGTTCGAGAGCGTAGCGATGGCTCGTCGTTCAAGCTAAAAGCCGATACGTTTGAGATTGAGAACCGACAACTTAATCAAGATTTCGCCAACTGGCCGGAATTGGTAGCCAGCTGGCATAACTACGCAACGGAGCTGTTATGACGTTACGCAAACAAGCCAGAGGTCGAGCTTGCATGGTGCGCCTCGAGGGCATATGCAACCACAATTCCGAAACGGTAGTGCTGGCCCACATAAGATTATCAGGGGTTAGCGGCATGGGATTGAAGGCTGACGATGCTTTAGGCGCCTGGGCGTGTTCCGCTTGCCATGACGCCGTAGACCGGCGCTCACATACCGACCGCGATCCGTTTAACGTGCGCCTTGCTCACCTTGAGGGCATGGTGCGAACCATTGCACAACTACGCAAAGAGGGATTGATATGACCCGCGACGACATCACAATGCCAATTGACGGATTAGTTATCAAACAGCCCGAGTATGACTGCCCTACGCACGGAACCGTTGTTAGCACTATTACATTTAGCCGTGCTGATACCGGAACCATGCGGCGGTTCTGCATGGAATGTTGCTTTGACAAAATGGTTGAGATTGGCGTGTGCGAAGTGACGGAGAAGAAGCCATGACCCGCGACGACATCATCCGACTGGCGCGAGAAGCGTTAAAACACGATCCTGGCTTTGCAGCGTGGACGTTATCCACGCCGCATTTAGAAATAATTGTGAACATGGCAATAAAAATTGAGCGAGAAGCGTGTGCCAAAGTCGCTGAAGCCTACGAACCGCGCTGTGATACCTGCCCAAGCGGTGTAGCGACCGCCATCCGTGCGAGGGGCGTATGAGCTTCATGGTAGATACGCCGTACACCACGGCTTACATAAGAAACGAGTTCCTATATGACCAGGAGCAGGGCCACGGCGACTTCACGCTGGCCACCGTCCTGGGCTTCAGAGCGGAGCCAATGCGCGTACCCATGTTTAGCGTCATGCTCGAGTGTGGCGCTATGTGGGCCAGGATGCCGATACACGCGATCTGCTCCAAGCCCTGCGACCCGTTGCCGCTCGACATCTGCGTGTGGTGGGACAGCTTTAGCCGGTTCTGCGAAGTGCGCGAGATGCAGTTCCTGCGTAACCACCGCGTAAAGGCGATCGGGCGTGATGGCGTCCAGCGTCCTGGCGTGTACCAGTTTTCGGTGTTCTGGGCCAACGGTGGATGGTCAGAGATCCCCGACCAGAGCAAAGATCATCACATCATCGCGTTAGATTCTGGCCAATGGATCGCATACCCGAACAATCGCCTGTTGTGGGTAGATCCGTCGCATATTCGAGGGGAAGTCCCTCGAGGCTGGAAGTCACCCTCGAGCAACTACAGCGTGGAGGCTTTGCCATGAGATGGCTTATTGACCTATGGCGTAAACTCAAGGCTAACCGTGACCGTGAATGGCGCTCTGTGCCATATCCAAACTGGCGCTGCTCACGCGGAGGGCGAGATATATGGTGAACGACGAAGATGAGGCATTTGAGCTGGAGCTAAAAGCCGCGCCCTGGGGTTATGGGCAGCCCATCGACATCTGGTTTGTCGTGGCCCAGCTTCAGCGTCACGGCCTCCACAGAGAGGCTAAATGGCTGCTCGAGGAGTGGGAGATCCTGACCCTCAAATAACGGGTGACGGGTCGTCTAATGGCAGGACACAGGGTTTTGATCCCTGTTATCTAGGTTCGAGTCCTAGCCCGTCAGCCATATACAGCGCGCGCTCATCGTGGCGTCGCTTGACCAAGCCAGGCAACACCCGCCCGCCTGCCTTTGTCCACTTCATAAACTCGTCGGCGGCTTCTTCAAACTCGCCACGGTTGTGCTTCATGCGAAGCCCAGACCTTTGAAGATTCCCCAGGCCCACGTTGAAAGAGAAGGAAACGAGGCTGTCGAACCGGCCTTGATGACTAACAGCAGAAGAGCAAAGTCGGGCCACGCCGCGCTCAAACCGCGCAAGGTCTTGAGCAAGGATAGCGTCCACCTCGTCCATCGTGAGGCTGCGATCCCAGCCTTCGGGTATCGGTAAATTCCGTCGTTCCTCAAACGGCACCTTGGCGTGGTTGGGGTCTATGACATGGCCCACCGCAATCGTCCAAAGTAACGCAGGACACCTGTAGGGGCGCGTTCTGACGCCCTCATGGTGTTTGATCATGCGGATCGCGGCAGGGCTGACCTTCACTTTTTACCGAAAGCCTGCGTACCGAACCAGAAAGCAATGATGGACGACAAAATCAGCATCTCGTCATCGCTGAATACGTTTTCCATAGCGATCGCAAACGGGATGCCGGTGGTGTAGGCATACCAGACGCCTGCGATGTTGAGGGCAACCAGTTCCAGCACAAAGATGTAGGTCACAACCGGACGCACCGAGGCGCGGAGGTTGATCATCCATTGGGATGCGCCTTTGCCAATCTCAACGTCGTGGCTATACAGCGCCTGGCGTTCCTCGGCAGCGGTCTGCGTCTGGATCTGCTCGAGCTTAATCTCCTCAACCCGTGCCTGGGCGATAAAGCCACGTTCTGCGAGGGCTAGTTCACGCTCCTTCTGCGCGGCAACCAGGGCAAGCTCATGCTTCTTGTCTTGGCGGTCTTGAAAAATTTGCAGAATCTTGGGTAGGCCGCCCGCAAGGAATGACAAGAACGTGCTAACCATCGTCATCATTTGCTTGCCCTCACTACGTCATCACCCTTGGTGACGGTCACATGATCGCCCTCAACGTCAACCCGCATGGGCTGCTCTTTGCGATCCAGCCGGTCTAGTTTGGCAATCAGTTCCTTGATGACCTCAAACTCGGGCTTTTCTTCCTTCTCCACCGTGCCTGCGATGCTGGCGAGCATGGAGATGAGAGCCGTCAGCGAGGCACCAAGTAACCCCATCACAGCGGCGATCTTGTCGCTATCTAGCGCGAGGCTAGACAACACACCGATCACCACGATCGCTGTGATGTATTTTAAGCCGTCCTTGCCGATAGCCTTGCCAGCGACATCCTTTGCGCTGCTGTGAGCCTCTAGGCGCTGCAATTCGGCCTGTATCTGCACCTTGAGCAGTTGGATGTCGGTGGGTTCGGTCATTTTTGAACAGCCTCAAGAAGCAACATTCCCATGCTGCCAAGTGCGCCAAGCAGAATCAGGATAATCGCGCCGCCAACCTTTAACATGAGCTGCTCAAGGCGCTTCAGTCGCGCATGGATCGCCTCGTAACGCACCGTGCAAACGTCAATGTGACTCGTCACGGTCGTCTCTAACTCTTGCACCGTCGTCATTGCTTCGTTTCCTCTACCTTTGGCACCTGCGGCTCGGCTTGTTCTTTAACCTTTACCAGCAACGGCCATGCACCGCTGCTCGTTGGGAGTTGCCCCAGCACTTGCAGGATGGCGTTTACTTCCTCAACGGATAGTTCCAACTTAATCATTCTGCGCTCCACGGCAGCGGCTTGGCGACGGTCGGCGGGTTGACGAGCATATCCAACTCACGCGTTACGTTTGCCTCAACCTCGGCCTTATCCACGCCGTTCGCCCACACCCAACCCAGCACATCGGCTTCGGTTAGGTCGGGATACGCCACAAAGTCATCGCCCGGTGAGGCAAAGCCCATGCTGCCGTAGTTGCTGGCGGTAAACTCACCGCTGCTGTCGCTGCAACGCCACGCCGCAGTTACCACAACGTCGGTGTGCGAGCCGTCTTGCGGCTTGACGATCATGCTTTCAATTTTCCAAGTAGCCATTTATTTAGCCTCCAGTTCAGCGACACGCGCTGTCAGTTCTTGAATTGCTTTTACAAGCCGCGCTTCGGTTTTGCTCCAGCCGGTGACAGTCAACATACCGTCGCGGCTTTCGCCAACAGCGTCACCGTAAATCTCTTGCATTTCTTGAGCAACAAAACCAATTTGATGCCCGCCAGCCTTGTAATCAAACTCCACAGGACGCAACGCGCAAATGTTTGCCAACTGCGGCGGCAAGTCAACAATGTTTTCTTTTAAGCGACGATCCGAAAAAGTACCAAATGCTGCTTGTGAAGCGCCGTTTGCGTTAATTTGACCGGAGCCAGTTCCTTGAGCGTTAATGGTAAAAATCGCAAATACTTGTCCTGTAGTGGAATCATTTGCTGATTTATCAATACAAAACGCAGCGGTTCCTGTTGTAGTTCCGTATAACCGCGCCGCATTGCCGCTAGACGAAATGCTTAATGTTCCGTTTGCTACGGGCAATCCAGTCGTGCCGATTAATGTTTCTCCAGCAAAGTAGTTCCGCGCCGTCCCCGCTGCATAGAAGTTCCAGCGGTTAGAGCCAGAGGCGATGTTGCTGTAGAAGCCGTAGTTGTTGGTGGCTCCGGTGAGTGTGGAGTCAGCAAAGTAACCGTACTGCGTTGTTACCGCCGAGCCTGCGCCAAGCGAACCTTGTGCAGCGTAGTAATGATAAATTTGCGAGCAAGTAAACGACGCCGCTTGTGTTGCTGGTACAGAGCCAAAGCCGATAAAGTTTGTCGTGGTGCTAGACGGAATGGTTTGAGTGGTTAAATACCCTCTGCTCTGCCCACCAGATGACGGCGCAGTTCCGAGAACTTGCACTCGTGTATCCGCCCCCGCCGTACCGCCGATCCCGACGTTGCCGGAGGAGTCAATGGTGGCTCTCGCAGCGTCGCCAGTCTTTAGCACCAACTCCGACCCGTTAATCGCTAACGGGGCGTAAGCCGTGTTGGTCGTATTTACAGCCGTGATGAATCCACTAGCCGACTGGTTAGAGATGTAAACACGCGCTGTGCCAGAAATGATGTCTAACTTTGCGACAGGCGAAGCCGTCCCAATACCGACGTTGCCGCCTACCGGATTGAGAAGCAGCGGATACGTTGTAGCAAGGTTGGATGTGTCAGTAGATTGCAGCCACGATCCCGTGCCGCCGCCCTGACCAATATCAAGGGTTGCAGTAAACCCGCCGCCCGGACGGATTCGCATAACGGCGCTTGCGCTTTGTGTGGTGCCAGATGATGCAGGGCCGGTATTTGATCCCGCAGCACCAACAATTTCTTGACGGAAGTTTGTGGATACGGTGGCTGTAGCAATGCCCACGCCGCCCGACGTATCTATCCTGACCCTCTCGCTGCCTCCGGTGTAGAAGGTCATCGGGAGGTAAGTGCCGGTGCCGGTGATGGATGCTAATAGTTGCGACTCGGTTCCCGATTGACGAACACGCATCACCGCCGCATTAGTTGGGTCACTTACACCAAAAACGTCCAAAGATGACGCTGTGCCTGTGCCGTTAGTCAAAATGTTGACGCGAGTGCCGCCATTCGTTGTGCTGCTTTGGAATGCAAGGCGATTGGATTCCGTCGCATTGCTAAAGTCGCCCGTGATGCGCTGGGCGGTGCTGGAGAACGTGAGGTTGCCGGTGGTGATCGTGGCCGTACCCGCGTTTAGCGATGCCACAGAGGCATTGGTAACGGTCAGCCCTGTCACTACAGCCGTGCCGACGTTAGCTGACGCCACACTAGCTCCGGTCGCTGTCAGCGTTGTTACCGTGCCTGTGGTGATAAGCGCCACACCGACGTTGGCAGAGGCGACCGAGGCAGCGGTACTGGTCAGGTTCGTGACCGTGCCGGTTGTGATAACGGCTGTGCCGACGTTAGCGGAGGCAATAGACGCGCTCGTAGCCGTCAGGTTGTTGATTACCGCCACGCCTGCGTTGATGGAGGCAATGGAGGCAGCCGTAAACTGAAGGTTGCCGATGTTGGCTGAAGCAATGGACGCGCCAGAGGCGGTCAGCGTCGTTACCGTAGCCGTCGTTAGCAATGCCACCGCAGCGTTGACCGAGGCAACCGAGGCGCTAGTGGCGGTCAGATTGGTGACGGTGCCGTTGGTGACAACAGCCGTTCCAAGGTTGGCCGACGTAACTGATGCGCCGACAGCGCGAAGGTCGGTGATGTTCGCCACGCCCACGTTGGCCGAGGCAACCGATACGCCCGTCAGGGTCAGCGCCGAGATAACGGCATTGCCAAGGTTAGCCGAGGCGATAGATGCGCCGGTTGCCGTCAGATTCGTGACGGTGGCGGTCGTCAACAAAGCGACACCCGCATTGACGGAGGCGACAGAGGCGCTCGTTGCCGTCAAATTGGTGACAGTTCCCGTGGTGACAACCGCTGTGCCGACGTTGGCCGATGTGATGGACGCACCGGCTGCACTCAAATCCGTTATAACCGCCACAGCCGCGTTTGCGGAGGCAGTAGAGACGGTGGGCAGGTCTGACTTGCCCGTAACCGCGAGGGTGCTACCGAGCGTTGCAGCGCCCGTAACGGCAAACGTGCCGCCGACCGACAGCGCCGAGGTGACCGACACATTAGCTTGCAGGCCGGTGTTGCCCGTGACCGTCAAAGTGCCGTTGATCGTCGTGTTGCCGAACGAGTTGGCGGCATTGATCATCTGGAAGCGGGTGCCGTCGTAGATAACAACGACAATCTCGCCCGAGTTGATGTCGCCAGCGGCCAGCGCCGTGCTGCCGTCGCGGGTGATGGCCTTTGCGCCCAAGCCGTCAATGTTGAGCGTGACAGCGCCCGTGTTGGCACCCGAGGCGATGAAATAGAACAACTGACCCGCAGCGTAGGCGGTCAGGGTGGGCGACATCGTGCCAAGAACGGTGTCGGTGCCGGTGATAGAGATGAGCTTGGCGACGGTGGACTGCACTTGCCCGAGGTTGGCGGCGTCCCCGATCAGCGTACCGTTGGCAAGGCCGGTGATCTTGTTGCTGCCCATCGGGATGTTGGCCGTGGGCGTGGACTGACCGTCCTTGGTGATGCAGTTCGTTAAGCCCGAGGCAAGGTCTGCCGTCAGGGCGTTAAAAACCGTCGCCGAAATGACGGTGTTGGCAACAAC